TCAGTTAAATGGGATGGTGCACCAGCCATATTCGCAGGAATTAATCCGGATAATAAACAGTTTTTTGTAGGAACAAAGTCCATCTTTAATAAAGAACCTAAGATTAACTACACAAAAGAAGATATAGATTTAAATCATGGCCATGCACAAGGATTAGCTGATAAATTAAAATTAGCTTTAGAATATTTACCAGCATTAGGAATTAAAAATATATTGCAAGGCGATTTTATGTTTGATAAAAGTATTTTAAAATCTACAAATATTGATGGCAAAAAGCATTATTCATTTAGACCAAATACAATTACATATGCAGTAGATGCAGACTCTGAATTAGGAAGTCAAGTTGCTTCTGCAAAATTAGGTATTGTGTTTCATACAACATACCGGTCATTAGATAGCGGCGCATCATTTGGTGCGGATGTCAGTGGATTAAAACGTAATCCTAATGTATGGTTCGATGATGCATTTTTTAAAGATACTACTGGTATAGTAACATTGACAGCATCTGAAGCAAAAGAAGTTGCAATGATGATTAAAAAGGCTGATTCAATAAAAATAAATTATGATAATCTACCAAGTTCATTGTTAAACATATACCTTAACCAAGAAATAAAAACCGGACAATTTGTTGATAATGCGGCTATATCATATAAAGCCTTTCAGAAATGGTTCGAACTTCGGACTGATAAAAAGATAGCAAAATTAAAATCTGATCGTGGAATAGAAAAGGCTACCGCAGCAAAGCAAGAACAAATGGCAATGTTAGAACAAAGAAAGCAGGATATTTTAAATATATTTATTGTATCAAAATTGCTAGCAGATGCAAAATTAATATTTGTTAAAAAATATAATAATGCAGTATATAATACAAAACACTTTGTAGATGATGGTAAAGGTGGGTTAAGAGTAACTGCCCCGGAAGGATATGTGGCAGTTGATCGTATTGGCCAAGGAGTTAAATTTGTCGATCGAGTAGAATTTAGTAGAGCTAATTTTGCAATGGATAAAGGTTTTACTAAGTAATAACTGTATATTTATATAAAACGTAATAAAGGACATTATGAAAGAACACATTTTAAGAGAAACTATACGAAAAGAAATTCGACAATCTCTAAAAGAAGTAGATTATGAACAAGGCACTGCAGATGCTATATCAAATATAGAAAATCAGCCTGGAATTAAAATGCTGAAACGAGCATTAGCAAAAGGCGGCCCGGATATACAAGCAGCTGGATTACTTAAAGTAATTAATGCGGTATCTGGAGGTAGTTCTGCAGTAAAGAATTCACTACGACAAATGCTAGCACCAAAAGGAGCTTTAGATGGACCGGAAGAAGAGCCAGTAGCAGAAGCATCTAAATTTGCAATGGGTAAGAAAAGAACTGCTGGATTACAACAAAAAGATTTAGGCGGAGCATCTGATATAAAAAGAGCATCGGGAATGTTTTCAGATATTGCAAAATTAGATGATAAGAAAAAGGCAAAGGCATTGGCATATTTAATAAAGCAAGCCGGCGTAGATAAAGATACGTTTAATTCATTTAAACAAAAAATTGCATCTTATTTAAATCAATTAAGATAATATGTCAAGTAAGTTACAAAATATAAAGGCTGTAAATGAATTACTAGCAGGGACTCATAAGTCTCAGACTAGAAAATCAATTTACACGGGTTCTACAAAAACAAAAATCTCAGATGATGATATCTTAGAACGGTTTGAAAATGGTAAACCAAAGATTTGGATTGAAACATCTGCAACTGGAGTTAGAACACAAGTTACTCAACATGATGGATTTAAATCGCGTGAACCTGAAAATTCTATTTTAAAAACGGTGCAAGACACATTATCCGTGCCAGCAAAATGTCCTAAATGTGACACTGAAATGCGAAATAAAGAAAAACGGCTTAATTTTAAATTTTGGTTCAAACGTAAAATGTGTTTTGGATGTGTATTAGAAGAAGAGCGTCGTATTAAAGTTCAGGGTGTAGATGCATGGAAAAAATATGAAAATACAATAATGTCAGCAAATGCAGAGGCATGGCTTAAAGATACTGATAAAGAAGTTGAAATATTAAAACAATCTGTTACAGAAACAGTATGGGGTAATGCAGATGGAGAGCGTGGTGAAGTAGATATTTCATCTACAATTCAACGTATTGAAACAGATTATAAAGAATTAAAAGAAAATATTAGAAATCAATTCGCGGAGAACATAGATGGCAAAAAATAGATCATTAAATAAAATTGGAAAAGAATTTGATAAGTTAGTTGTAGATATGAAAAAACTGGCCGGTGAATATACTAAAGCCAATGGATCAAAAAAACAACAATTGGTCACAAAATTAAAACAGCTAACTAAAAAGAAAAAACAATTGCAATCTGAAATGGAATCTGCTGTAAATGCCGCTGATAAAGATGTGGAATTACAGGTAGATGAAATGAAAAAATTGATTAGGTCTGAAGTTACTAAATTAATGAAAGAACAATATGGGTATATTGAATAAAATATTTTCTGGTGGCGCAGCTGAATTAGTAGAAGGAGTAGGTGGAGTATTAGATAACCTAACTACTACAAAGGCAGAAAAATTAGAAGCTAAGCGTAAAATGCAAGAATTAATTAAAAACCATGAAGCAAAAATGGAACAGAATATCACTGACCGATGGTCTGCGGATATGAACTCAGATTCCTGGTTATCAAAAAATGTAAGACCATTAGTTTTAATATTTTTAGTTGTATCAACCGTGCTTATGATATTCATAGACGCCGGCACTATAGCATTTGAAGTAGAAGCTAAATGGACAGATTTGCTTCAATTAGTACTTATAACTGTCATAGGTGCCTACTTCGGCGGCCGTACCATGGAAAAAAGAGTTAAGAAATAATTTGTGATATTGCAAATAATTTATTATATTTAAAGTATGGCAGTAAAGAAATCTCTTAAGGAAATTATTGGCGACGAATACAAACGGTGTTCGCAAGATCCTATACATTTTATGCGAAAGTATTGTATAATACAACATCCTACGCGTGGTAAAATGTTATTTAATTTATACCCATTTCAAGAAAAATCATTAGATCAATTAAAAGATAATAGATATAATATTATTTTAAAATCTAGACAGCTAGGTATATCAACATTAACTGCAGGATATGCGTTATGGAAAATGATTTTCCGATCAGATTTCAATGTTTTGGTAATTGCAACAAAACAAGATGTAGCAAAAAATCTTGTAACCAAAGTACGTGTAATGAATGAAAATTTACCCAATTGGTTAAAGGGTAAGACGTTAGAAGATAATAAATTATCATTACGATATGCAAATGGTTCTCAGATTAAAGCAATTTCATCAAAAGGTGATGCTGGTAGATCTGAAGCATTATCATTATTGATATTTGATGAAGCTGCATTTATTGATCGCATTGATGAAATATGGACAGCGGCTCAACAAACGTTAGCAACTGGTGGTGATTGTATAGCATTATCAACTCCTAATGGTGTTGGTAACTGGTTTCATCGAATGTGGGTAGATGCAGAAGCTGGTGGAGAATTTAACACAATAAAATTGCATTGGACAGTCCATCCAGACCGAGATGAAACTTGGAGAGCAAAACAAACTCAATTGTTAGGCGAAAAAGGAGCAGCTCAAGAATGTGATTGTGATTTTATATCGTCCGGTCATACTGTAGTGGATGGATCAATATTGCAATGGTATGCAGATACTCATGTTAAAGATCCTATAGAAAAAAGAGGTGTAGATTCTAATTTTTGGATATGGGAATACGCTGATTACAATAAAAATTATATGGTAGTAGCAGATGTTGCTCGAGGCGATTCAACCGATTATTCAGCATTCCATGTATTTGATACAAGTGCATGTCATCAAGTTGCTGAATATAAAGGTAAGATAGGAACAACGGAATATGGAAACATGTTAATAGCCGTTGCAACAGAATATAATAATGCGTTATTAGTAATTGAAAATGCAAATATTGGATGGGCGTCAATACAAGTAGCATTAGATAAAGGATATTCAAATTTATATTATTCATACAAACAAGATGGATATGTGGATGAAGATGTACATTTACGTAAAGGTTATGATTTAAAAGGTAAGTCAAAAACTGTACCTGGATTTTCAATGACATCAAGAACTCGTCCATTAGTAATATCAAAATTAGAAACATATTTTAGAGATAAAACACCATTAGTTCATTCAAAACGATTGATAGATGAATTGTTTACATTTGTTTGGTTAGGTCATCGAGCTGAGGCCTCGCGAGGGTATAATGATGATCTTGTGATGTCATTTTCAACCGGCCTATGGATGCGTGATACAGCACTAAGGCTGCAACAACAAGGAATGGATTTGAATAGAAAGGCATTAGGCCATTTTGGAAAATCTCAAGGAGTATATTCAGCCGGCCAGCAAGTAGCAAAAGAATGGCAATGGAAATCTGGTGACAGTGAAAATGACGATTTAAAGTGGCTACTTTAATATTTATTTATATAGGTAAAATATGACAGATACATCATTAAGAGCACGATTAAGTAGATTATTTGCAACCAATGTGGTTGTACGACGAATCTCAAAAAACAGATTAAAGGCTGTAGATACAAATAAATTACAATCATCAGGTAACTTAAGTAATAAAAGGTATGTTGATAGATTCTCCGGAGTGCATAAAGGCATGCCCGGATATGGTAGTTATAATCAAAATCAAACATTTCATACATCAAAAGTAGAACTATTTACAGATTATGAAGCTATGGATATGGATCCTATATTATCATCAGCATTAGATATATATGCGGATGAATCCACGGTTAAAGATGCGGATGGAGATACATTAACTATTACATCGCAAAATGATGAAATACGAAAAATTCTTAGAAATTTATTTTATGATATATTAAATATAGATTATAACCTTTGGCCATGGATTAGAAATGCGTGTAAATATGGAGATTTTTATTTACATTTAGATATTGAAGAAGAAATTGGAATTGTCAATGTGACTCCAATGTCAGCATATGAAATTATAAGAGAAGAAGGCTTTGATCCTGAAAATCCTTATGCATTTAAATTTACAATGCAAAACACTCACGGTGGCGGCACTAATAATTTTGCATCATATAACAATCAAGAAGGAAATCCTCAGGAAATGCAGCCTTTTGAAATTGCTCATTTTCGATTATTATCTGATACAAACTTTTTACCATATGGTAAATCAATGATTGAGCCAGCAAGAAAAATATTTAAACAATTAACTCTCATGGAAGATGCAATGTTAATTCATCGTATAATGAGAGCACCGGAGCGTAGAATATTTAAAATTGATGTAGGTAATATTCCACCTGCTGAAGTTGATAATCATATTCAAACAATTGTTAATAAAATGAAAAAAACTCCTTACATTGATGAAAAGACTGGAGATTATAATCTTAAATTTAATATGCAAAATATGATTGAAGATTATTTCATGCCAGTTAGGGGAGGCGAATCCGGAACTTCGATAGAAGCTTTGCCAGGAATGTCATCGGAAGGACAAATAGAAGATATAGATTATTTAAAAAATAAATTATTTGCCGCATTAAAGATACCAAAAGCATTTTTAGGATATGATGAAGGTGTTGAAGGTAAAGCTACATTGGCCGCCGAAGATGTTCGATTTGCAAGAACAATAGAACGTATACAGAAAATATTTACTTCAGAATTAACTAAGATTGCAATTGTACATTTATATACTCAAGGATATGAAGACGCAGATTTAGTAAATTTTGAATTATCATTAACCAATCCATCAATTATATACGAAAAACAAAAAGTAGAAATTTTAGAAAGTAAAATTGGATTGGCTACAAATATGAAAGAATCTACATTATTTTCACAGCGATGGATTTATGAAAATATATTTGGATTAAGTCAAGATGAATGGACTTCGGAGCAGGTACAAGTTATTGAAGATCTTAAACAAGATTTCCGAAAAGAACAGATTAAATCTGAAGGTAATGATCCAGTAAAAACAAATCAATCATTTGGTACACCTCATGATATTGCATCAATGCATGTAGCAACTGGAGGCGACTTATTACCAGGACAAGAACAAGAGCATGTTGCGGGGCCAGGTGCACCAGAAAAACACCAATCTTGGGGAACGCATGATTCGCCACATGGCCGCGATCCATTAGCAATTAAAGCTTTAGGTAAATCATTATCAACAGATAAGTCACCATTACAACATAATTACCGCGGAGGCTCGCCATTAAGTACAGAAAATATACAAATAAATTCATTAATTAATTCAATGAAGTCATCAAAAATTATAAAACAAACATTGTTAAAAGAAGAAATTGATCCGGAATCTGGGACAATGTTAGATGAGTCTCAGTTAATTGAGGAATAATTATATATTGATTTCTAGACAAGAGCATATTTATTAAAAAGTATGATTATACAGGGCGATGCTTCATGAAACGAATAAAACATTCTAAGGTTAAAAATACCGGTATTATATTTGAATTACTTGTACGGCAAGTAGCTTCAGATACAATGAATAATAAAAATTCTAAAGCACTTCGTGTGATTAAAAAACATTTCAACTCCAATTCAGAATTAGCTAAAGAATTGAAATTGTACCGTACAGTTGCTCAAGAGAAATTTTTATCAGAATCAAAGGCAGTTGATTTAATAAGTGCTGTTATAAGATCTCGTAAACAACTTAATGAAATGCAATTAAGGCGAGATAAATATAATTTAATAAAAGATTTAAAAAATACTTATAATTTAGAAGACTTTTTTAAATCTAGAATTATGAATTATAAAGTACATGCATCGACATATAAAATATTTGAATTTGCAGAAGCCGATTCGCCGGCATCATATGTATCAAGTAAACATGTTTTAATAGAACATATTCAAACTAACATTTCAAAAAAAGAAGATACGCCAAAATTGTCATCTCAACATAAAGATGTTAGATTATTGGCATCAAAATTAGTTGTAGATAAATTCAATGAAAAATATAATTCATTATCAATTGCACAGAAAAATATGCTTCGAGAATATATTAACAATGTGACTAATTCTGCATCACTTAAAAAATATATTTTAAAAGAAACTAGAGAATTAAAATCTAATATAATGTCATTGCAATCATCAGTTCCTAATAAAATAATACGTATTAAACTAACTGAAGTTGCTAATTTACTAAATAAATTATCTAGTCAGCATTCTATACAAGATAAGGACGTATTAACAATGTTACGGTATTATGAATTAGTTAATGAACTTAAAAATATGGAGATTAAGTAATGGCTAGAGTATATGATAACCCATATTGGACATCATCGAGTATGTCAGATGCATACTATGCACATAATATACATCCCGGTACTGGAAAATATAATGCAGTATATGAATACACCGGAGGGCAAGTCGATTTTACCGGATCAATGTTAGGTTATGGACCTGTATTATTATCAGCAGCTGGAAAAGTGACAATGAGTTTAGTTCAGGGCGGAGAAATATATTCACCTGCATTAAATACCGGAGAAATACATGATTTAAGTGTAATTCAAATATCAGGTTCTGCTGCCTCTTGCAAGATATATGCATTTAAAGGTATTAAAATAGGATAGTATTATGAAATTACTTGATGAGATGAAACAATTTTTTGAAGAAACTAAATCTAAACCTGATTATTTAGATATGGATGGTGATGGTGATAAAAAAGAGCCTTTTAAAAAAGCTGTTAAAGATAAAGAAGTGGATGAAGCTGCAAAGCCTGATTATTTAGATATGGATGGTGATGGTGATAAAAAAGAGCCTTTTAAAAAAGCTGTTAAAGATAAAGAATTAGATGAAGCCAATGTAACCGGAAATATAGATGGTGGAGAAGGCCCGCCAAAAACTCCTCATGCATTTGGTAAATCAGAAGATGAGAAGGATAATGCGGAAGTTTTTGATTATAAAAAGACATCTACTAGTGAAAAGCATTTTGAAAGCGCTTATAAGAAAATGATGGCAACCATGGAAGAACTTCATGAAGTATCATATCGCGATTATAAAAAAGATCCTACATCAACTCCGCAACAAAAAGTTAACAGAGGTATCATGGAAGTTAATCGAATGGTAGGAGAAATGGAAAAAATTGTTAATAACAATTTGCGACTGAAAACCGAAATGGGAGTACAGTCAGGTCATTTCTGGAAAGCGACTGGTAAGCGTTTTGCAAAAATCAATGAACGTATGTTACGTGTTGCACATAGATTGAAGGAGTTATCATCATGATATTAAATAGAACTTGGCAACAATTTATCAAAGCAAAAGAAAATGTGAATTTAACATTACAAGAGCAGAAACGTAAATATGCGGATGAACGAAA